TGACGGGTACTCTAGCAACCATAGACTTGAGCTCTGCTAGCGACACTGTCGCTAAAGAGCTTGTCCGACTACTCCTCCCTGACGGGTGGTTTAGCGTCCTCGACCTTTGTCGATCTAAGATCGGCTGGTACGACGATAAATGGCTACGCTATGAGAAGTTCTCCTCTATGGGGAATGGTTTCACCTTCGAGCTAGAGACCCTGATCTTTTGGGGTCTTATGCACGGAGTGTGTTCGGAACTGGATATCGATGCGTCGGTATTGGTATACGGTGACGACATAGTGATCCCTGTTGCCGCCTATGATCTTGCGGAGGAAGTCTTGACATGGGCAGGCTTTACCTTTAACAAGGCGAAGTCGTTCCAGTCGGGACCATTCCGCGAGAGCTGCGGTAAGGATTACTATGATGGTTACGAAGTCCGTCCGTTCTTTCAAAAGGAAGTACTTAACGGGGCTGAAACCCTCTTTAGGCTTGCTAACGGTCTTCGTCAGGTTGCTCATCGTCGTCGTGGCCTTGATGGCTGCGACGCGCGAATGTTTAGCGCCTGGCTCAGAACTGTGCAAGCCTTACCTCGTCCTATTATTCAAGTTTGCAGAGTCCCAGCTCATGCTGGTGATTCCGATGGCTTGAAGTCAAATTGGGACGAGAGTCAGAGATCCCCCTTCGTCATCTCTAATAAAGATGGCTGGGAGGGAGTTTCTGGCGTTAGGTACCAAGTGGTCCCCAATGAGGGGCCGAAGCCAGGAAACTGGCTTGGGGTAGTTGCTTCGCAACTATATCGCTTGAGCGACGGTGGTAAGATGGAATCTCAGTTGCTCGGGCTTCCCCGTGAGGGGTGGTTCCGGTGGCTTTCTGAGATCCGTGACCTCGTATCTGCTTCTCCAAGGCAGGTGCGGGGATGTTCTTACCGGCTACGAAAAGGTGCCTTTTATGGCCCTTGGACCGACTATGGACCATGGGAATGGTAACATAGTCGTTCGGGTGTATTTTTAGACCCTAAGAGAGGATGCTGCGAGGCTT